ATATAGTGCAAGACGATTTTTATCTTGCAACTGCTGCGGATATTGTAGCGGATCCATCAGCATCAAATGCATTTGTTCATGGAATTATGGAAAACAAAGAATGGGTATTTGTAAATAATCGTTGGGTAGAACAAAATATTGAAGAAGCAAAAACAGTGATCAAAAAGACTAGTTTGAAAAATTTAGAAAAAGTCAAACTTAAAGTTTTTGAAAATTTCATCAATAAACTATAAAAATATTATAAATATATACTAACAAAACCCAAATACTTAAGAGGAGAAAGCATCATGACAAAACAAGTAAAAAACAAGGATGAAGACCTTGAAAATAAAAACTTAGAAGAAGGTGAGATGCCTGCCGCTCTTAAAGCCTATATCGATAAAAAAGGCAAAAAAGGCGAAAAAGAAAAAGATGATACTGAAGACGATGATAAAGACGATAAGGAAGTAAAAGAAAAAAAATATACAAAAATGAAAGAAGACATTGATGCTATTTTTTCTGGCGAAGAACTTTCTGAAGAATTCAAAACAAACGTTAAAGCAATTTTTGAAGCAGCTGTAACATCTCGTGTTTCAGAAATTGAAACAGACCTTCAAGAACAATTCGATAATAAACTAAATGAACAAGTAAACGAAATTGTTTCAGGTATCGTTGATAAAGTTGACGAATATTTAGAATATGTTGTCACCGAGTGGGTTGAAGAAAACAAAATTGACATTGAAAAGAATTTAAAAGCAGAAGTTGCTGAAGACTTTATGGTAGGTTTAAAAAATCTATTTGTTGAAAACTACATTGACATTCCCGAAGATAAGGTTAATTTAATTGACGAAATGGCAAAAAAACTACAAAACGCAGAAATTGACTTAGATAAAAAAATTACTGAAAATGCAGATTTAATTAGTGAATTAAATTTTTATAAGAAAGAACAAGCTATTCATACTGTAGCGGAAGGATTGTCTGATATTCAAATTGGGAAATTAAAGTCTCTTGCAGAAAACATTGAATTTATCAATGAACAAGATTATAAAAATAAACTTATTCTCACAAAAAGAAAGTACTTTGAATCTAAAGAAAATGAAAAAACAACTGTTTCTGAATTGAAAAAAGACTTAGACTCTGCTGATTTTAACTTAGAAGAATCTTTTAGCCCTATTATGGAACACTATGTCAAGAACATTTCTAAAATTGTGAAAAAATAAAAAATTATAAATAACATCAGAGTTTATCAAATATTCAAAGGAGAAAAATATGTCAGACGCATTACTTAGAAAATGGGCACCAGTTCTTGATCATCCAGAGCTTCCACAGATCAAGGATTCCCACAGACGCGCAGTTGTAGCACAACTTCTTGAGAACCAAGAACACGATTCTCGCACAAATTCTTCAGCGGGCTATCGTAATCCTACAAGTCTTCTTTTAGAAGATCAACCTACAAATGCAATGAATTCATCTTCATCTACAGCAGGCGATGGCGCAATCGATCTTTACGATCCTGTTCTCATTAGTCTTGTCCGTAGAGCAGCTCCTAATCTAATTGCATACGATATTTGTGGTGTTCAACCGATGACGGGTCCAACAGGTTTGATTTTTGCAATGCGTTCGCGTTTCAGTACACAAGGCGGCACTGAAGCACTATTCAACGAAGCAAATACCGGGTTCTCTGGTGATGTAGGCGATCAAACAGGCGCAACACCAGCACTTGCAACTGCAGCAAACTACACAGTTAAAACTGGTATGTCAACTGCAACCGCTGAAGGGCTTGGCAGTGGTGGTGCAAACGCAGACTTTAACGAAATGGCATTTAGCATTGAAAAAATTTCTGTTGTTGCAAAGAGCCGTGCGCTAAAAGCAGAGTACTCAATGGAACTTGCACAAGACCTAAGAGCAGTTCATGGGCTTGATGCAGAACAAGAACTTGCAAACATTCTTTCAACTGAAATTCTTGCAGAAATTAATCGCGAAGTAGTTCGTCAAGTAAATATTTCCGCAACGGTAGGTGCTCAAGAAAATGTAGCAACTGCTGGCACTTTTGATCTTGACGTTGACGCAAATGGTCGTTGGTCGGTCGAAAAATTCAAAGGCTTGATGTTTCAATTGGAACGTGAGTCGAATGCAATTGCTAAAGCAACTCGCCGTGGCAAGGGCAATGTGATGATTTGCTCTTCAGACGTTGCATCAGCACTTCAAATGGCAGGTGTTTTAGATTATACTCCAGCATTGACAAATAATCTACAGGTTGATGACACAGGTAACACTTTTGCAGGAGTTCTAAACGGTCGTATCAAAGTTTACATTGATCCATACTTTTCCGCTTCTTCAGGCGTTCACTACGCAACAATTGGTTACAAGGGTACTTCAGCATTTGATGCTGGTTTGTTCTACTGTCCATATGTTCCTCTACAAATGGTTCGTGCAGTTGGTCAAGATTCATTTCAACCACGCATCGGGTTCAAAACTCGATACGGCATGGTTGCAAATCCCTTTGCAACATCAGCAGCGGATGGTGTGATTGCTTTTGCCAATAAAAATATCTATTATCGTAGATTTGCAATTGCTAATTTAATGTAATTAACTGAACCGACAAAGAACGGAGTTAAAAAGGGGCCTTTAGGCCCCTTTTTTTATCATATAAATACATGACGACAATAAGGAATAAATATGGCAACATATAATCAATTTCCCATTAACAAAAGTTTTCTTTCAAATAACAAATACGAGTTTGTGATTGAAAGACTACCACACGTTACATTTTTCATTCAATCAATTGTAATACCAGACGTAACATTAAGTGGTACATTGGTTTCAACACCATTTGTAAATTTACCAATTCCTAATAATACTTTACAATATACAGAATTACAACTTACTTTCATTATGGATGAAGAAATGAAATCATGGCGCGAAATATATGAATGGATGTATAATTTAGGTAATCCAGAATCAAAAAATAAAATTGGTAATCTTACTCAAATACCGGGCAGACGCAATAGCATTACATCTGATGCGTCATTACTCATTAAATCAAACGCAAACAATCCTCGCATAAAGTTCATTTTTTATGATATGTTTCCCAATAGTCTTAGTGGTGTGACATTATCTAGCACAGAAGGACAAGAGTTTCTTACCTCAACAATTTCTTTTTTATACAGTCATTACAACGTAACATCTATTTGACATTTATTTTTTTTTGTGATATTATAATGTTTAATTGAATTTATATAGAGAAAAGTAATGACTTTAAATCAATTAATGGAAGAGTGGAGAAAAGATTCGCCAATAGATTCTACAGAGTTGGCCATTGCTTCGCTCAAAATTCCTGAATTGCATAGTAAGTATCTTAAAATTTATTTTGAAGAAAGACGCAAACTCAAAGGTTTAGAATTTCAATCTAAAGAATTGTTTTTGCAAAAATATGAATATTATAATGGGCGTATATCCGAAGAGGAACTTCAACAACTTGGTTGGGAACCTTTTACAAAACGTCTAATGAAAAATGAAATTGATATATACATTGATTCTGATAAGCAAATCATTGAAAAGAATATGAGAATTATTATGCAAAAAGAAAAACTAGATTTTCTTGAAGAGGTGATCAAGAATCTCAATCAAAGAAACTTTCAAATAAAAAATGCAATTGATTGGAGGAAGTTTACTCAAGGTGTCATATAATTCAATTACAATCTCTAAAATAAACGAAGTATATGCTAAGATACATTGTGAACATGGCGAAGCAATGGAGCTTAGCGAATACTTCACATTCTATGTCCCCGGATATAAATTTATGCCTGCATTTAGAAATAAAATCTGGGACGGAAAGATTCGCCTGTTTAATATACAAAACAATAACATTTATTATGGTTTGTTACCGTATATAGAAATTTTTTGTCATGAACGTGGCTACACCATGAAGTGTGATGCATCAGTTGATCTTGCAGATGAATTTTCAGAGAATGAAGCAGATGAGTTTATTGCTAAATTTGAACTACCATATGAAATAAGAAACTATCAAAAAAAAGCATTTATCTATGCAATTCGAAATAGAAGGGGGCTTTTAGTTTCTCCAACCGCATCGGGCAAATCTCTCATTATATATCTCATTACGAGATACCTCAAA